CTGATCGGGGTGCTGATCGGCGTGGCGACAACCTCGTGGTTTACGATGACGGTGGGTACCATTGCTTTGCTTGTGGCCGGCATCGCGGCGGCATTGGTGCTTTTCAACGGCGCGAAGTAAAGGACGATCATGGCCCAACGAGTAGCTTGCCTGCTTCTTTCACAAGAGAAATTCCTGCGAGGGGCTGGCAATGGCTCCTCCAGTTTGGACTCCCCTACTCATACTGGGAGCCCCGAGTCGGCTGGGATGAGAAAGGTTCCCGCCTTGTTTTTGCCGTCCCCGACCTTGAATCCGTGGCCTTTTCCCAAGGGAGATTCATTCCAGCGGAGGGTGGACGAGACACTGGAGAGAAACCTCCTCCGAAATGGTTCACATGGGGACCAGCCCACAAAGCCCCTTTCTTGGTTGGAACTCCAACAGAGGATTCAAAATGCGTCGTCATAACAGAGGATTGGATATCAGCATGCAAAATAGCCCAAGTCCAGCCAGCCATCAGCCTGTTCGGCACGAAGGTGTTTCCTGCCGTGTTGCCCCTGATACGTCATCTTGGGCTTCCAGTCCTGATGTGGCTCGACAAAGACCAGCAAGGTGCGGCTGCCCGACGCGCGATGTGGTTGTCAACGGTGAGCGGCTTACCAGTGTCGTATGTGTTTTCGGACAAAGACCCGAAGTTCCTGACGAGTTCAAAGATTATGGAGACTGTTAATGCAAACACGCATTAAGGTAGATGCTCAAGAAGGATTTAGGACTATTTACACGGCCCAAGCAAAGAGTTGGTGGGGTGTTTGGTGTGACTTGGATGGTGGTGACTTCAGTATTGAAACTGCTAAAGCCTCCATTGACTTCCACATCAGATATAACAATCCCAAGACTACAACCTACATTAAATACCCATGAACTGCCTAATTGTCGTTGACGTGCAGCAGGACTTCTCGTCCACTGGTGCTTTGCCAGTGAAGGGAGGAGAAGAAGTTGTGCCCATCATTAATCGGATGATGCCTTTCTTTGACAAGGTTGTAATGACCCAAGACTGGCACCCCGAAGGGCATTGTTCCTTTGGCAAGTGGCCTCGCCATTGTGTGATGGCCTCCAAGGGAGCAGACTTCATCCGTGGGCTGCACACTGAATATGCTGATCTGATTATCAGGAAGGGCACCAATAACAATATCGACAGCTACTCAGCCTTCGTCGAGAATGATATGAAAACCCCCACTGGCTTGCAGGGGTATCTATCCAACCACAACATACAGAATGTGTTTATTGCCGGACTGGCCTTGGACTATTGTGTGGCATGGACTGCACTGGATAGTGCTAGATTTGGCCGCAATACCAGTGTGATTTTGGATGCCTGCAAGGGAATTGCTCCTGATACACAGAAGGAAGCCATTGCCAGAATGAAAGCAGAAGGCGTGAATATCATCTTGAGCACTGATCTATGAAGCATCCAGAGATGCCCCTGAGCGACGAGCGGACCCCTCCCGTAGTAGAGCCGCCCGAGCCGGTGGCGTGGACGTGGGAACAGTTCTCAATGCCATATCCAGAGGCGACAGAGGACGAGTGGCATCAGGAATTCTCAAACCGCAAGCCCGATGGCGCGTTCTACCGCATCCGCAACCTATCGCCGCTCTATGCGCGTCCTGTAGTAGACCCCACTAAATGGGTGGCAAAGGAAGAATATGATGCTCTCCTACATTCTTTTGAGGCGCTCGTTAAGGTGTCTCGTGAAGCCTAGGTACAAATACAGGGGGTTTGACAGGCAGCAACGAGGGAACTACTTTGTAGCATGTGAGTCACCACTAACATTGTGGTGGACCACCCCTTCTGGCACCTTTACATTGAAGAAGCTTGACGGATGAGCTAAAACGTGCTATAATAATTGTATGGATGGGAAAGATGTATGGATAGAAAAGACTAATACATACAATATATAAGAAAGAAAGAAAATATATAAAAGAAAGAAAGAATGAATGTTGAATTGAGTCTGTTAAGACTCCTCTTAAACAACACACTCTACAAGCGCTACCGCTCCCTAGTAGACGACAAATCGCTGAGAGACACCCACAGGGAACTCTCCTACCTATTCCAGTCTCTGGATGGGCTGAAAGAGACAGTCGATCACGACTTGGGGGTGGATGAGCTTGAGGCGTACTTCTGGGCTGCCTACCCGGATGCCAAGCCGGATATCTACGCAGGGCTGTTTACAGACCTCAGGAGCCTCCAAATCTCCGAGGACGTAGGCGAGGTACTCCTAGGGCAAATTGAGAGCAGGAACAGGGCTTTGAAGCTGTCTGAGACGGCCTACAAGTTCTCCCAAGGGCTGGCAACCCTATCGGACGTGCAAAATGACGCCGAATCCCTTGGCAGCCCCAAAGCTGCCGACATAGCAATTGAGGGCGTTTCCACCGATCTGGAACTCCTCATTAACAACGTTGTAAAAACTCCGGGTCTACGGTGGAGACTGGATTCACTTAACAAATCGCTGGGAAGCCTAAGAAAGGGCGACTTCGGTTTCATTTTCGCTAGACCTGAATCGGGTAAGACAACGTTTCTAGCCTCTGAAGTGTCAAAGATGCTTGACGACGCACAATCCCCCATCCTCTGGCTCAACAACGAAGAGCAGGGTGAGAAGGTGATGATAAGAGTCTACCAAGCCTACTTCGGAGTGACGCTAGAGCAACTCCTCGGAAACACAAGGCAATATAAGAAACTATTTAATGAGCAAGTTGAAGGGAAGTTTATTCTTGTTGATGACGCCGGTATTGATCGCGGTCGTATCGAGCGCATTGTTGATAAAGTTCGGCCTTCGCTGATTGTCCATGACCAAATTGACAAGACTAAGGGTTTTAAAGCTGATCGGGATGATCTCGTACTCGGCGCGATTTATCAATGGGGGCGCGAACTCGCCAAGACATACTGCCCTTATCTGGCAGTGTGCCAATCTGACGGCTCTGGGGAAGGCCAGAAGTGGCTCACGATGGCAAATGTCGCAAACGCTAAGACCAGTAAACAAGCCGAAGCGGACTTCATCCTCGGCATCGGTAAGACTCATGATGAGGCGATGGAGAACACCAGATATCTCAACATCTCCAAGAACAAACTTCTTGGTGACGAAGATTCTATCTCCGCTATGAGGCATGGGCGCTTTGAAGTGCTCATCCAACCGGAAATAGCCCGTTATCGTGACGTGATAAGGTATGAATGAAAAAATATAAGGAACGCTTTGTAGATCGCCGAGACGATGGATGCTGGTGGTGGTTAGGGCAAAAAGATGCAGCCGGCTATGGTTATCTGCGTCCAAATCGAAAACGAACAGCCGCTCATCGCTACTTCTACACGCTGTATAACTCGGATATCCCTGAGGGACTAGACGTATTGCATAGCTGTGATAACCCGTCGTGTGTTAACCCTGAGCATCTACGGGTAGGCACTCATAGTGAGAACATGCTGGAAGCATATCGCAAAGGTCGCAAAACTCAACGCGGAGTAAACAATGGCAATTACAAGCATGGTCTTAGAACCAAGGATGTAATCAACTATGGCTAATCCAATTCCGGTGAAGCATCGTGCAGCTTTCCTGAAATACATGAGAGATCGTGATAGGAACATTGATGATGACCAACAGGAATGGGACTTGCTAAACACCGCAGAGGAATTCATGATTGAAAAGAAACTACAGAGAGGTAGCCCGTATGATGCTCTACTTCAATACCACAAGCTGCGTGTAGATGCTGACGGTATTTGATGTTGAAACCTCAAGATTCCCCGATGGCAACCCCTATCGTGCTAGCTCTGAATGCATTTCATATGCTGTCCGACAAGGAGAGGAGACAGTTTTTGGATACCATACTGACGCCGATTTCAGGGGGTATCTACGCAGGGCTCTACATGAGTCCTCCTTACTCGTAGTAATCAATGGCAAATTTGACATTGGATGGGCTAGACGACTCGGAGCTGTATTGCCTGTTTCATGTCGTGTCTGGGACTGTCAACTTGCAGAGTACTATCTTTCAGGGCAACAGTCTTCTTTCGCGTCTATGGAACAACTATGCAAGCTCTACGGCATCGAACAAAAAGAAGGTGATGTTGCTGATTATTGGTCACGAGGTATTGAAACGCATGAAATTCCACGAGAAGTTCTACAGCAATATAATGAAGGAGATATCAATAGGACACATCTAATCTATCAGGCGCAATTGGTCGATCAGCGCATGACCCCGGCTATTTACAAGCTTGTAATGCTGGGCGGTGCTGATCTACTGGTGTTGCAGCGGATGGAAGAGAATGGCATCAAATATGACAAACGAGAATCTCTGGCAAGAGCATCAGAGTGTAATGAGGAATTGGTACAGGTTGGAAGGCAACTACATTCACATCTACCTCAACCAGCCCCAGCCAATTTTAACTGGGACTCCGGCGACAGCCTTTCAGCCTTCCTGTATGGGGGCACAATTGACGAGGAAATCTGGAATGAAACACACACTACCTACAAAAGCGGTGCCAAGAAAGGACAAGAGTACGTTCGGCGTAGCTTTGCCGGCACGCGATCCTATTCCTTTCCCGGAATCTTCAAACCCCTCCCACGTACCGCTGTTCAAAAGTCAACAGACGCACGACCAATTTATAGCACTGCGGAGCCAGTATTACTCCAGCTTAAAGGCGGTGGCCGAGTTGGAAAAGAAGTTGTGCGATTGCTTCTCAGACGCGCAGAGTTGGAGAAACTGGCGAACACCTACTATAGCAAAATACCTGCTCTGATGGAGGAGATGGAATGGGGAAACTATGTACATGGGAGCTACAACCAAGTAGTTGCTCGGACGAGTAGACTTTCTAGCTCCAAGCCAAATATGCAAAACAACCCGGAGGTGGTGGACAGGATGTTTGTGTCTCGCTTTGATTAATGCTGGTAAAGGCCGATGTTAAAGGACTTGAAGTTGTCGTCGCAGCGCAGCTTTCACAAGACTCTGTTCTTCGGGCAGAGATACTCGACAAACAGGACACACATGCCAACAACCAAGCAGCCTTCCGGCTACCAGATCGAATCACTGCCAAGCGGTTCATTTTTAAGCTACTCTACGGAGCCACCGACTATGGATTTGCCAACGACGCCGACTTCCTCTCCGTTGGATTCTCCCAAAAGCAGTGGGCTGGAGTCATTGAAGCGTTCTATGGAAAATACCACGGCATTCATGCTTGGCACAAAGCCCTCATCTACGAAGCCCAATCCACAGGAAGACTTACTCTACCTTCTGGACTGTATTTCCCAATTGTCCCGGACTTCAATAAGAGCAGCCCGTGGCCAACTACCGTTATCAAGAATTACCCTGTACAGGGATTCGGTGCGCAACTTGTTGCATTGGCTCGATGCCGAATCTTTCAGAGAATCGGAGAAGATGAACAGGCGCTCTTAGTAAATACGGTTCATGACTCTATAGCTATTGACACAACTCAAGAAAACGTGTATAATATTAGGGATGTTATGACAAAGAGTGTGGAAGAGGTTCCTGCTCTGTGTAAGCAAATTTGGGGGTATGACTTCGCACTCCCACTAACATGCGAAGTGAAAGCCGGCCACAACTTGGCCGACATGACGGAGATTTAATGTACGTAGAAATCATTTCAGTTGAGAAAGAACACGTCCCCACCCCTAAGGGGGGCTATTACAAGGCCAAGGTGTCCTATGCCAGTGAGCAAGGCAACCGCAGTGCCTACCTTGTCAGCTACGCCAACCCCAAGGTTTGGCAAAGCATTGCAGATGCCCAACCGGGCAGCAAGTTTGATGTGACGCTAACCAAGAATGCAAAGGGCTATGATGAATGGAGTGCTATTGCTCCCGCTGGTACCACTAGTGCGCCGTCCGCCGCCCCTTCGACGGGGACCACCGGCAAGGTACTTGGGAGTACCTACGAAACCCGTGAAGAACGAATCGCAAGGCAGCGCCTGATTGTTCGTCAATCTAGTCTTGGACATGCCATCGAGATTCTCACTACTGGTGCGAAGAGCCCGCCTGAAGTGGCTGCTGTTTACAATTTGGCTGAAGAGCTTTGCAACTTCGTCTACCAACCGGAAGAAACCATTGCAGTTTCAGATCAATAAACGCCTGACCAAAGGCGAAGACGACCGGCAGGACTTCTATACTTTCTATCTATACACAGTCCATCCAGACTCGGTTGATCGAGAGGAGAAGGAATGGTATCTTATTGACAGCTTCCGCAATTGGTTGGACGCGAAGATGTTTGCTACGGAATATGCACGCTCGGCGGAAGATACTCGCTTTGAGATTGAGCCGGAGGTTGAACAAGAATTCTAAATGCTACGAGTCATTCTTGAAGTAATTCCAGACAACGTATCTAAAGACCTGCGCCGTGGACGTATTGTCCGTGTCATTGACATCAAAGAGGATGGGTCGGGTAGTTGGGATTTTGGTAACTACAAGAGTAGGTGGGGCTATTCACTAGAGAAAATGCCCGGTGATGAGGGCTGGCGTAAGAAACAAGTGCTCGGGATGCCTTACAAGGAATTTCGTTTCGAGCGCCTCTTGCACCAAGCCCTTGGAGCCTACCTAAAAGACGTGGACGCAGGAACAGTGGAAAAGAATAGATACGGGAACAAGGACGAAATTGCTGGCACTAATTGATGGCGATATTGTTGCATTCCGATGTGCTGCATCGGCTGAGAAAGACCCAGAGGGCATAGCGACTTGGAGAACAAATGAGCTTATGGAAATCATTCTCCGCGACGTCGGCGGAGAGTCATGGCAATGTTTTCTTACAGGCGAAAGTAATTTTCGATATCAGGTCTTTCCAGAATACAAGGCTAATCGCCTTGGGAAACCACGACCAAAACATCTACAAGCTTGTAAAGATAGACTGTTATCCGGATGGTGCGCCCAAGTCATCGAGGGTATGGAGGCCGACGACGCTCTCGGAATTGGACAATGTGTTGGAGAGCATGACTCGATTATTTGCTCTATAGACAAAGACCTCCTACAAATCCCCGGATGGCATTACAACTTTGTAAAGAGGCAGCGTGTTTTCGTTACCCCTCTGGAAGGTCTTAGGCACTTTTATTGGCAGCTTCTTGTTGGGGATAGTAGCGATGGAATCAAAGGCGCTTCCGGAATTGGGCCAGTCAAAGCCACCAAGATTCTGGATGGGCTGTCCGATGAGCTTGAGCTTTATCAAGCTTGTCTTGCCCACTTCCATAGCGTGGATGAACTAATGATGAATGCCCGTGTGCTTTATATATGGCAGAAACCGAACGACGAGTGGCTCCCTCCGGATGAAAGAGTGGACTGATGCCAGAAAACATTCGTTTATTGTTGGCGTCCTTAGAAGCGGAACTCGACGCTACCCTCCCAAGTATCAATGCCTTGCAGCAGCAAAGACTGAGAAACGAACTAACCCAAAGACAGGGAGATTATGTCAATTCTATTGCTGCGCGGGTTGTGGAAGCGATTTCCCAGCTAAAGAGGTTCAGGTCGATCATATCTTGCCAGTAGTCACGGCTCGCGGATTTACGACATGGGACTCATATATCAAACGACTCTTTTGTGACGGTGACAACTTCCAAGTCTTGTGCTTGACGTGCCACAAAAAGAAAAGCGCCAAGGAAAGGGCCAAGAGAAAATGAGTCGTCCAAAAGTCGTTGAAGACTGGTCGGCTTGGCATGCTGAATGGCATCGCCAAAACAGAGAGCGAGTTCTCGCCAAGATGGCTGCTCGTCGAGTGTCACCAATCGGAAGGTATGACCAACACCGTGTTCACGCAAAACGGCGAGGCATTACATTTGATTTGACATTCGATGAATGGTGGAGCATTTGGCAAGAGTCGGGCAAGTGGGAAGAACGTGGTCGTGGTGGTTATCAAATGTGTCGGCTTGGAGATCAAGGGCCCTACGCTATTGGAAATGTAAGGATCGACACACAAAGAAATAATTTGCAAGAAAGGTGGGGTCACTTTGAAGATTAAAGTTAAAGCACACGATGGAGAAGGTAACGTAGTGGTTGAGGGTACATTGAACGAGGCTGAGATGAACTACTTGCTTCAGTTTGGTATCAATGGGCTCATGGCTATGGGAGCACAGTTTGCACTAGAGGAAGCTGATGAGGAGAATAACATCCGAATCAACTTTGGCGGTGCTACTTCTATTCAATGAAACATCTAGTAATTCCAGACGTACAAATAAAGCCCGGCGATGACACAGAATTCCTTACTGCAATCGGTCGTTATATCACGGATAAGAAACCCGATGTTGTGGTGTGTCTTGGTGATTTCGCGGATATGCCTTCTCTTTCTAGCTACGATGTGGGTAAGAAAAGCTTTGAGGGCCGAAGGTATGCAAGTGACATTTCTGCCAGTAGACAAGGCATGGATTGCCTCATGGCACCACTCAAACAGCATAATGATCTCGCTCGCAAGGGACATAGGGAACGCTATTACCCTCGCCTTGAGTTCCTCCTCGGAAACCACGAAAACCGAATCAACAGAGCAGTAAATGATGATGCAAAGCTTGACGGGGTTCTATCGGTCAACGATCTCCAGTATGCAGAGGCTGGCTGGACGGTTCACAACTTCTTGGATGTGGTCGTTCTTGACGGAGTGGCCTATAGCCATTATTTTGTCACTGGTGTTGCTGGGCGACCTGCTTCATCGGCTGCTCTCCAACTAAGCAAGAAGCACATGTCCTGCATTGCAGGGCACCAACAGGGACTACAAATTGCCACAGGGAGCAGAGCAGACGGCAAGACTCTTACCTCAATTATTGCCGGAAGTTGCTATGAACATGATGAGGATTACCTTGGACCCCAAGGGAACAAGCACTGGCGAGGCGTCCTCATGCTGCATAACGTCAACGATGGAGAATTCGACTTGGTACAAGTACCACTACATTACCTTAAGGAAAAATATCTTGCTAAGTGAAGTGGACCTAAAGGACTACAAAGATGATGATTGGACCCAACCTAAGCCCGGAACGAAATATGATGGGGGAAAGCCGCCGCTTGACCTCATTGATCCTGAGTATCTTGAAGGACTCGCCCGCGTATTGGGTTTTGGCGCTAAGAAATATGCTGCTCACAATTGGCGGGGTGGTATTAATTATTCCCGCCTCATTGCTGCTGCTTATCGGCATCTGGGTGCCATCAACAAAGGTGAAGACATTGACCCTGAAAGCGGCGAGAGTCACGTTTATCATCTGGCTTGCTGCAACATGTTCCTTGCATCGATGATGACCCACCGTCCTGATCTTGACGATCGTTACAAGGTTGTAAAATAATGCCTTACATTAAAGAGGAAGACCGCCAAACCTTTATGGTGGGGCCAGAGGGAGCTACTTATGGTGTATATCTATCAGGAATTGATACTCCCGGCAAACTTAATTACCTGCTGACTACTGTGTGTGATGCCTACATGAAAAGGGGCCACAAGAGTTATCAAGAGATTAACGACATTGTTGGTGCTCTTGAATGTGCCAAGATGGAATTCTATCGGCGTATCGCCATTCCTTACGAAGAAATTAAGATTAAAGAAAACGGAGATGTTTACGTATGATTTACCTCGCAAGTCCCTATTCTGTTACCAATAAAGAAGGACTCACTGAGCAAGCCATCAAGAACAGGCTTACCCGCCGATTCAAGAAGGTGTGCAAGAAGGCAGCCGATCTAATGCTGTCTGGTGAAGTGGTGTTCTGTCCCATTGCCCACAGCCATCCGATTGAAGTGCTTGGCTTCGATGGCAAGCGTGGCGACCATGACTTCTGGCTCAAGCAGGACTTCGCTGTCTTGGATCGGTCGGATGAACTGGTTGTCTATCGCATGCAAGGCTGGAAGCAAAGCTACGGCGTGAATGCCGAAATTGAGCGCGCTACTGAGCGTGGCATCCCTATTCGTTATATTGATTAAAGGAAACCGAATGACTATTCAAGTGAATGAAACCCTGCGCCGTATTGTGTCCAAAGATGGGCACGAGATTCGTCTGAACAATGTTAAGACTGTGAACGTTAGTGGTTCATGGACTCGCCTTGAGTCTGATGAAGGCTATGTGATTGTCAACCCTGCCAATGTGCTTGCCTACATTGTCAAGGGTGAAGTGAAGTTCTAAGCTAACATGAACAGGGGAGAGCTATTGGAAGCACTACGCAAGGTAGATGAGGTAGCTCTCCTCGAACTGCTCCAGCTTACGAGCGATGATTTGATTGACGCATTTGCCGACCGGGTGGAAGAGTACGAGGGGAGAATCCGCAGAGAATTGATGGGTGATGATTAATAAAAAGAACACTGAGGCTGAGAACGAGAAACTTCGTGGTAAGAAGCGCTATCAGGAACGGCTGGCAGAAGAACGAGAAGCCGACAGGCTCATTGACGACTACAAACATAAGCCTCCTGAGGAGCCGGAAATAGATGCAGAAGAGATTTAGGAATACATTTGGTGAAAACATCTTTCGTTTCAAATATGCACAGGGACCAAATGACACATGGGACCATCTTGCGGACCGCTTGGTCAATGACGTTTGCGGCACCCGTGGAGGAAGCACAGTTGCTCTCATGTCTGACGGAGATCGAAGAGAGCTTGCAGAGCACATTAAGCAAATGCGGTTTCTCCCCGGAGGGAGATATCTCTACTATGCAGGCCGACCATACAAGGCTTACAATAACTGTTACCTCCTCCGCGCTGAAGAGGACACCCGAGAAGAGTGGAGTGCTGTAACGTGGCGAGCAATGTCGTGTTTGATGACTGGCGGAGGGATTGGAATTGATTACAGCCGACTCAGACCTGCTGGCAAGGCGCTATCACGAACTGGGGGAACAGCTAGCGGACCTATTCCCCTTATGTATGCCATTAATGAAATCGGACGAAACGTCATGCAGGGAGGTAGCCGACGTTCTGCAATCTATGCTAGCCTTAATTGGCAGCATGACGACGTTGGTGACTTCCTCACCGCCAAGAACTGGTCCGAGCGAGTAAGGGAGCTTAAGACAACCGACTTCAATTTCCCCGCTCCTCTGGACATGACCAACATCAGTGTCAACTATGATGATGCTGCGTTGTTCAAGGACGCCGACGACAAGTGGGAGTCGTACAAGGTCGAGGCACTGGCCGAGAATCCCATCTTCCTCCATAATGTCCGACAGGCATTGGAGACCGGGGAACCGGGCTTCTCATTCAACTTTGGTGATAAGGAAAATGAAACACTTAGAAACGCTTGTACAGAGGTTACGTCTGAGGATGACAGTGACGTATGCAATCTTGGCAGCGTCAATCTCGGCGCTATCGAAGATTTGGATACATTCCGATCTGTGGTGGCCTTGGCATCCAAATTTCTGGTCTGCGGAACGCTTCGTGCTGACCTCCCTTATGATAAAGTTTACAAAGTCCGAGAAAAGAATCGGAGACTTGGACTCGGCCTTATGGGTATTCACGAATGGCTCCTCAAGCGCGGAAGCGGATACGAGGTAACTCCTGAACTTCATGACTGGCTGGCGAGCTATCGGGATGAGTCGAAGAAAGCGGCGGACGAGCATTGCGACAGGTTCTTTATCTCTCGACCTGTTGCTTACCGTGCGATTGCTCCGACTGGCTCTATTGGCATTCTTGCTGGTACTACTACTGGCATTGAGCCTTTGTTTGCTGTGGCTTATAAGCGTCGTTATCTAACGGAAGGAACTAGATGGAAATACGAGTTTGTAGTTGATGGAACAGCCGACCAACTCATCAGAGAAGCCGGCGTCAAGCCGGAGTCAATTGAAACGGCTCTCGATCTGTCAAGCGACCCCGAGCGACGAATCAAGTTTCAAGCAGACATCCAAGACTACGTGGACATGTCAATTTCCAGTACCATCAATCTACCTGCATGGGGATCAAAGCTCAACAATGAATCTCACGTTGAAAGCTTTGCAGGAACGCTTGCTAAATACGCTCCTCGACTACGAGGGTTTACCTGTTACCCTGACAGTAGCCGTGGAGGTCAGCCCCTCACTCCCGTCCCCTACGAGGACGCTCTGAAACATAAGGATGCTATTTATGAAGAAATTGATGTCTGTGAATACACAGGCAAGGGAGGTTCATGCGGAAGCTAAATGACCACAGTAGCAGTAAATAAGAACCAAATTGCGGCGGACTTACAAGCCACGCACAATGGTGGATTGAAGTTCAAGATCAAGACGAAAATCATTCCCGTGCAGCAGCCGTTGGTTTACAAGCACCCGTTCTATGTGGGGCTTTGCGGGAATGTTGATTCGTTCTCTGACATCATCTCGTGGTTCGCTGATCCCACTGCATGGAAGAAACCTCCAAGTGGAAAAGGTGGAGACTTCGTTGTCCTTACGGCAGACAAGAAAATCTTCACCTTTGCTAATCCCTCACAATGGATTCCGGTTAACCAACCGTACTACGCTGTGGGGAGTGGAATGAACTATGCGATGGCAGCTATGGCATCAGGGAAAACTCCATATGAGGCTGTCAAGATAGCAGCCAAGTTTGATCCAAACACTGGAATGGGATTTGAGAAAGTCAACATTGCATGAGTTGGTGGCTAGTAGCAGCCTGTGGGGTTGCCTATTTGTGGGTGGCTATTGAAAAGCTTCACGCTGATCCGTGGCTGGCCCTGATGTTCTTTGGGTATGCAGTAGCAAACATTGGACTAGTAATGAAAACGTTGGGACAATAAAGAGAAAGGGGCCGAAAAGGCCCCTTTTTCATTTCTCGAACAGACTTTGTTCCAATAGTCGTCTAGCATGTAAGCCTTTGTTGGCTACTAGCTTCCCTCCAATGGTTTCCTTGTCCCATCGTGGGAACTGGTTGGCAGCATCAATGAACGCAGCAGCGTTAATCATCTTCAGCATAGTGCTACCAAGAAAGGCAGCGATTCCAATGTTGTAGATGAATGACACCAATGCATCGAACTGGTTTTGTTTAAGGGGCACTCTTACAACCTTGTTAATTGCCGTCTGAATGATGGCAGTGTCTTTCTCCATCCACAAACTAGCCTGCTCCCGTGTGCATGTCATACCGGGTTCTACAGGCTTGCCATCTATGTAGGTCGTGCCGAAGCCAATTGTCCAAGTGCCATTCGTATCTCGATAGGCATAGCTCTTGAAGCCTTCACGTTCCTCTAGAAACTTCCCACCCGCGTAGCTGAGTTGCATTACTTCACCTTCCCAACAACCTCCACTAGCTTCTGCAAACGTTGCAGGTCCGTGAGAGAGGGATTGTTCTTGATAGCCGTGATGGCATCCCTGCTAATGTTCATCTTGTAAGCTTCAGCCAGAAGCTCATTCATGAACTTGTCAGGATCGCCATTCATGTCCATATAGCGCTCTTGAGCCTTTACAAAGTCTCCGTCGTCATGTCGTTGCAGGGCGTCGAACGCCTTGGTGACGTTCTGATCCCGACGAGCCGCCATAGCCGATTCTTCAGTGGAGAGGCTGTACTTGAGGTCTTTCGTGCGAGCCTCTTCCAGATCGGTAAATCCCCAATTCTTCTTAGCGATTTGGTCGGGGGTTCGGTCATAGTTGTGCTCGTGCTCCGTCAGCTTCGTGGGCTTCACAAACGTCGTTGTCCCATCCTCGTTCTCACCCACCTTGAAGCTATTGGTCTGACTCTGCATCCCTTGTAGCGGACCGCTAGGGGCCATGTTATAGAGCGCTTGATCGGCTGTCGTTTCGTTGGGGTTGACAATCATGTTGCCAACAGAGGCTCCTTGCTTGTACAAGTCCGAGATGAACGGGAACAACCCATCTAGAGCAAACTGCTGATCCACAGCAATGCTGCCACGATTGGCAAGGTTGACACCGGACATAGTGGAGATGTTGCCATAAGCGGCCGAGTCCCCAAGATGCTCAATGACGAGTTTCTTGAGGTTAACATCCTTGACATGCTTGAACACATCATCCGGCAACGTCTTCTTGAGACTCTCCCAAATGTCGTTCACTTCCTGCATACCCGGCAGGTTAAGCACCCCATAGAGGGCTCCCTGTAGTCCAAGGGCATACAGCAGGGCTCTGGGCTTGCCGTTCATGGCTTCCTGCCCATAGCGTCCCATGTTGTTGTAGTAGTTGACGAGATAGCTCTTTAGCGTGGATGCAGCAGAGCCCACAAGGCCCAGCTTGGCAAACACAGGAGCACGCTCCTCACGGCGAAAGTCCACCATTGATTTGTTCGTTGCTTCTTCAGCAGCTTGGAATAGCTCTGAGCGAGTCTTGAACTTCCCACTCTGATCCAAGTGATGGGCCATTTGCAGGAATGTGTTGGTGCGGAGAAACTTCTCCGACAGAGCAATGAGGCTGCCAGCAGCGTTCACACTTTGCTCAAAGACCGGATGCTCTCCAAGACCACCAGCTTCGTCCATGATGTTACGATTGCTGATGCCATTGTCGTGCATGTAGTCCCATGCGT